CTGCCAAAAAAGCTCGCCAAGCCGGCAAAGAACTTGTGAACCGAATAAACGATGCTATACAAAATGCAAAGGAAAAACTACAAGCTAATGCACATAAGATTGTAGATAATACAATCAAACAAAATGACGAAACGCAAAGTGCTTTATCTTCCTTGTGGGGCTCCGACCCAGGTAAAAAAGATAAACTAATGGATTTGCAGGCCAAAAAAGACCTTGCAAAAAAACTAGAAGGAAACAAACAGCTCAAAGCTTTAGTTAAAAAGCTGGGAACACTGCGTCGGATTTGGGAAGAACGTAAGCGTGCTCGCCCCGCAAAATCAACTTATGAAGGAATTACTGGAGCAGTTTTCAGTGACGATTTGACGAGAACTTTTCCGATTGAACTCGCACTAGCCAGCTCAGAAAAAGGTAAAGCATTGTTTGCCTTAAAGTATTCTCAGAAATCCCTGCTCACTAAAGACTTTACAGCACACCGTAAAGACTTAGGCAAAGGACCTATCATCCTTTACGTCGATGTTTCTGGCTCGATGAGCGGCGAGAGCGAAACCTGGAGCAAAGCAATCACGTTTGTTATTGCTGAACAAGCACTGAAAGATAAGCGTGACGTTCACATACATTTGTTTGATACCAGAATCGATATGTCAGTTGAGCTTAGTAAGGATCGTAAAAACAATAAAGAGTTGCTTGACTTTGTTGGGCAGTGGACTCTTGGAGGAGGAACAAACTTCAATGCCGTAATTGCCCACGCGCTCGATAACGCCAAAGTTGAAACAAATGCGGATGTTCTCTTAATAACAGACGGACACGCCGAAATCCATGATAATTTTGTTAGACGCTTACAAGCCTTCAAACAAAAGCATGGTCTTCAGTGGTCGACTGTCTGCGTGAACACTGACATTCCAGATGTTTGTCACAAAATTAGTGACGAATTATTCTCTGTAAACCTGTACGATCAGGAAAACACGATCGACGCTATCCAGAAATGCATCAGATAAATAACGACAAGACTTCGGCTGATCCTGGCGATGTGATACGCCGTATTAAAACTGAATATGAAAACACTAAAAAAAATCTTGAAGTTGCGGTGGATCCCAATCTTCCAGATGATTCGTCAATCGGAACAATTTGGTTAAACCCCAACACAAACGAAATGTTTGTTTGCAACGGGAAAATAAACGGTAAAGCAGTTTGGAGTAAAGTTAACGAAAGGGACTCGAAAGTCTGGGTTTAAGATGGGTATAACTGCGACCCTCGAAGACTTAATAAAAGAATATTGTACTTACAACTCAGACTATGATGACCTGAAAACTTGGATATTTAGGTGCCTTAGAAAGTCAATAGATAATCACCACAGCGCGACTGTCAAAGATACTTACAGTCATTGTGCGTGTCAGATTAATTATCTATCTGACAGCATGATTTTCTCGATTTTAAAAAGCAAACAAACTGATTCTTTATGTTTATTAGGGGAAGAAGTTTATGAAGTGGGTGTCTGGGTGTCTGCGTATTTGATGGACAACTTTGGACAGACTGCGCTCGAGTCCATTCAGAAAGAAATATTTTTTTCTGATTTAGACATCTATGAATTAAGTCAAGAAATAACTTACGACATAAATGAATGGTGTAAAAATATTGAAAACGTGTTCATGGGGCTTGCAGGATAGCCTCAGATGACTCTATGCAAGTGAATTCTTAAAAAACTATAAACTGCTCTTGCTTGTCTTTGACACCTCGTTACCCTTGACAAGCACACATCTTTTAAAGATGAACTTCCAATTTTTGCTCCAAGGAACTCCGATTGAAAAGGAAGAGGCTGCTGCCTTGTTCAAGGCCACGCAGTCCGCTAAAACCGATTACTACCCGATTGATCTCGAAAAAGTTATTGATTTAAAAGTAATTGACAGTAAGAAACTGTTTGACCTGGCAGTTGAGAAGAAAATCCCGGATCTCGCTTCTCTCGCTTTTAAAGTTTCCTTAGCCACCAACAGCAACGCAAGCAAACCTAGGGTGCGCAACCCGAATCGGATTGCACGACGGACGGCACGCGTCCGGGGCAGCTCTTCCGAAGAAATCATCGAACTACTGAATCAAACATCCTCTTACTGGGCCACGGGGGCCGCCAGCATCCTTCTGGAGACCAGCAGCACCGAATGGTGCACGCTCCGGGAAATTGCGATCAACATCGTGAACATGCTGGATAGGCAAACCCGAATGCCGAAAAATTCGGTTCTGTATAGAGGGTTCACTCAAACTGACGAAGGTTGGGAACCGTTAGATTTCAGCTACGGCGTGGAGCGTAAAAACACTTTCCATGTATCACCGGTTTATATCGGTCTCAGGGAAGGTCTGTTGTGGTGCGTTAAAAACGGTTTGGTGGAACAGAAAAGTCTGATGTCCGTCACCCCGACAAACGAGAGCAACAAAGGCACGATGAGCCGGATTTTTTACAAGATCAAAGCGACCGAAAACGCTAACTCCATCGTTGGGCTGTGGGCAGATCTCCCGAATTACATCGAATCGTTCTACCGAGCTCGTCGCATGGCATGAGCGTTTAAACTACCGTAAGCAAATCACGCCTCCGAAAGGGGGCGTTTCTTTTCCTCATGAACATCAAATACATAACGACAGCTGAAGAATTTCAAGCGGCGGTCAGCGCTTTAAACGATGAGCCGAAAATCTGCTTGGACTTTGAGACCACGGGGCTGCAAGCAGGGATTGCAAAACCGCGTCTGCTTCAACTCTGTTCTGCTGATCCTCTGATCGATGACAGAACTATTTATGTTTTTGATCTTTTTAAATACAACGATGTATCTGCGCTAAGGGGCTTAATCGAGAAGCGGGATATGGTTGTGGGTCACAATTTGAACTTTGATTTTCAATTTTTATTTTTATTGGGCATTGATTTCAAGGGAAAAGTGTTTGATACTTATATAGCTGAACGGGTTTTAAGAGCTGGCTTTAAGGAAAAACGCATATCGCCACAGGCTAAAAAAACCTACTTTGCTGATGTTTCATGTTCTTTGCGAGCTGTAGTCAAACGGAGATTCGATATCGATCTCAGTAAAGAACAACGTCTAACGGATTGGAGCGTCGACCAGCTGACGGATGAGCAAATTGAATACGCAGCAATCGACGTGGACATTCTCCCTCGGGTAGCAGCGGATCAGTTAAAGGAAATGAGAGAGGAGAGTTTAGTAGAAATTTATAGTATTGAATCTAAGTGCGTGCGTCCAGTTGCGCGTATGTGCTTCCGAGGATTCGGAGCTGACATAGAAAAACTTAAATATCTTAAAAATAAAATCCAATTAAAGCTCGATCAAAAGACAGACGATTTTGTTACAGAACTGGATTTGCGACTTCCCGAGGATCAGAAGCTTCCTCGAGGTGCTGATGAAAAGATTTGTGTAGGTAAAAAACCAAAGAAAGATTTTAACCCCGGCTCTCCCACGCAGGTAGTTGCTGCCTTCACCTCAATCGGGGTTGCGCTCCCAGAGGATGCGAATACGGGCAAACCGACTCTTAACCAAATTGCTTTGTCGGAATTCGACAGCGATGACCTGACCTTGAAGCTATACAGAGAGCGGGCAAAAATCGAAACCGAATTAGAGCACGTTACTAAACTGATTGATAATATCAACCCTGTTACTCACAGAATACACTCTAATTACAACCAATTTGGTGCAAACTCAGGGCGCTTCACCAGCAGTGGATCCCCTAAAACAGCCAAAACAAAACAGAAAAACGTTTTTGCAGTAAATATTCAACAGATTCCACGATCAAAAAACTTTCGGGAATGCTTTATTGCTGCGGAAGGCTATCAATTAGTTATTTGCGACTGGGCGCAGATCGAGCTGCGTTTAGGCGCTGAGCTCATTGGTATTCCTCAAATGAAACAGGCATTTGCGAACGACATCGATCTACATACGATGACAGCCAGTTTGATTTATAAGAAAGATCTATCTGAGGTTACAAAAGACGAAAGGCAAGACGGTAAAACCCTGAACTTCGCGTTGCTTTATGGGATGGGTTTTCGTAAATATAAAACTTACGCTGCGCAGAGCGGAAAAATGCTCACGCTTTCGGAAGCTAAGGTTGCCCACGCTGCGTTCCATAGTGCTTATCCTCGACTGAGAGCGTGGCACCAAGAGCGTGCAGCGTTAGTGAATGACGGGTGGGCTTACGCACGTACAGCGTGTGGACGCAGGCGCCTTCTTAGTTACGACGATGCCACAATGATGTGCAGCGCCAATACGTTGATTCAGGGCTCAGGCGCAGACATCCTTAAAATCGCAATAGCGAGAATCGGTGAGCATTTGAGTGATGACGTGCACTTAGTAGCATGTATTCACGATGAAATTGTGCTTGAAGTAAAAGAAAAATTAGCTGAAACTTATAGGAAAATTCTTGAGCAGATAATGCTTACAGCTGCGGAAGTTGTGTTAAAGTCTGTTCCAGCATCAGCAGACGCAAGCGTAGGTAAATCCTGGGCATCTAAATAGTCATGGAACTTATAAGCATCGAAAAGAATCCTGAAAAAGAAGTATTCGCTGTTAAGATTAACGGCTTTTACCACGGTGCTGTAACCGGTAAGAATGAGATTTATTTGACTACTGAAAGCTTTGAGTCCCCTTTGAAAGCAAGTAATAACGCGAGAGCGCTCAAGAAAAAACATCAAATTAATGCAGATATTAAAAAATTTGAAACATTTAAGAAAAGTCCAGTAGCAACTAAGATAGTTCGAACTGTTTATTTATACACCGAAGCCGAAATGGCCTCGATAACCCATTTACGGTTTCGCGAGGCGTGGGTGATCGTCAGCCCCACGGGGGGATTTGTTGTCGATCCCAAAAAACCAGGGATGATTACGGAATACGTTAAAACAAAAGAGCAAGCGAAAATATTTTCGTCGTACGAAGCAGCAAATTTACGTTTAAAAACTCTGGATATGGTTGTGAAACGTGGGCACTCCCTGCAACGCTTCTTTATTAAAGTCGACACTTAGAGATAAAAAACTGCTATAAAATAGAGAAAGATAGCTTCTGACGCACCGTGGCTTTTCGTTTCGCTGGCGGTTTACCCTTAACTGGTTTTGTTGGCAGTCCTAAAGGCTCGCGTGGCTCCCGTCTGGGTCGCGAAAGGGAAATGGGCCAGGAAGTATATGGCGGTGGATATGGGATGGGCAACTACGTAAATATCGAGAATAATCCTATTCAAAACGTCTCCACTATTTCAAACACCGGCAACATTGGTGCAGGGGGTGAACAACCTAAGCCTCCCACTCCGACGCCTCCTACCCCCACGCCTCCTACCCCCACGCCGAGGGCTGGTTACACCTCTGATGATGTTCGTTTTACCTCGACTTATTCGGCTGATCTTCCCAGCCAAGCTGCTGCAGGTAAAGCAGCTCAACTTCTAGAGCGGACTATTGGTTCCAAGAACATTAAAGATCAATCGACTTTCAATAAGCTGTTCGAGCCTCTTTATAAAGATCTGCAGAGCGGTATGGACTACGGCGCAGATATTGATCGCTTCTATAAGGCTAGTCGTTCTGCTGGTTACGAACCTTATAAAACCACGCAGACTGACATCCGCACCGACCTTCAGGGCGCTGAAGGTTACGCTCCTTTCGTGACTAACTTGCTTCAACCCTCCAAAATGGGAGAATTTTACGATCCCGCTGACTACGGGCGTCGGATTCTTGAGGCAAAGGCTTACTACCGTCCGGGCGGTGTGGGCACAAACCTTTCAGCAATTGGCAACGTTCAAAACGAAATCGACCGTTTGGGCGAAAACGTTTTCTACGGCAAAACCCAACCCTATAAAGGGGGTTACCGCGCAGGCATCCCCGCCAATACCAATGATCCGTTCCGCGCATACTACGACGCTTATTTAAAGGGTCTGTGATACATGCCAGCTAGATACGCGGGCGACATTTTTTACCGCCCCCTTAGTCGGGAGGAGGATCGAGACTACGGACAAAAATCCGAATTAGTTCGGCGTTTCACTGACCTCCGGCTTTTAACTCCAGAACAAAAGCAATTCCAAAAGAAGTTTTTGGCTGTCGACAAGTTAATATCAGGACTAGCCTGACGCTAGCTCATTTGAATTTGTGAAAGAGGCAACGCATGAGGCGCATTGCCTCACAGTATTTAAAAATAAAAAACAGTTTGAACTCGCCTTAACAAGCTTCGATTCAAACCACGCGCAGGCCCAAGCTTCAGATATATGTCGTGCGTTGGAAGCTGATTCGTTTTCTCTGAGCTACAAACAAATTGAAGAGGATTGCACGGCTAGATTATTTAAAAAATTAGCTTTTAACGATTTCGGGTCGAAAATTTGTTCAGATTGGGACGGTAAATACACAAACGGAAGTCCCTGTGTTTATATATTCGGCAAACGAATTTACGTAAAAAACTTAATCCTTAGATATTTAGATATACCTAAAGACGAAACAATCACAAAAAGCACCTGCCGTTGTAAAACCTGTATTAATCCGTACCACTTCATGTATCTCGACGGAAGAAATAGCAAACTTTCATGCGGTGATTTGAAACTGCTCCTAGCGTACCGGGGCCAAGGGACCTCAATCGAAAAGGTCGCTCAGGCTTTCAACGTCCATCGCTCGACTCTTTACCGACGCTTAAAAAATGAACGTCTTTCTACTGGGACTTCGGGTCACAAATGAAGTCGAAGAAAGCGGAGATGTAGCCAACGTTTTGGCTGAGAGTCTCCCTTCAAACGACAAACGAGTTGTCACTAAAGTCCAACTTCTGCAAAACAAAAACCACTACGTAGGCAAACTTTTAACCAACCTCAAAAAAGACGACACTCTATTGGCTATAGGTCCCACGAGGGCAACGCCCGATGGGGTGCTTCAAATGCAGCCGATCTTGATTGTCACTAAAGATAACTTCGAGGATCTACTGGCGGTCAATCTGTTTATCGCAACCGGTGGTCTAGGGCCTAAGGCTGAAGAAGTTGAGCTTAATGACACCACGGTGACTAATCGTTCGCTTGCATGGCAAACAGAGGAAAAAGAAACTGCATGGTTTAAATTGACTGCTTGGGCGGAACTATCTGCTCAGCTTGCCGACCTTGCTCCTGGAACTCCAACTATCGCAATTGGTAAAGTTTCGACAAGTGATAAAGACGATAAGAGTTATCTAAACTACACAGTGGACAAGATTCTCTATCTGCCTAAGTCCTACAAAACCGCTCCTAAAAAAGCTGCTGATCCCGAAAAGGGAAAGATAGCGGCTGCCGCTCTCGGTTCGATTGATTTTTCCCTCTGATTCTGGAGTCCTCTAATGGTTTTTATAGCCGGTCATTTTTCGGAAGACGAAATTCTTTGTAACGTCCCTCCGCATACGCTACGGATTGATCTTCAAGCTCGACGTTGGAAGTCCGACGTTGATCCTGATAGCGCTATTGTCGACAAAAACGACAACGGTATTCCCATTGAATTTATTCTTCTCGGCTTCTCACCCTTCTTCGGAAATTTAGGGATGCGAAATCAGGAAGAATTTTTGCGCATCGCATATATCGGTGTAAGTCCTAACCACAGGCTTCTGCCTCCGCGCTGTGTGACTACCTCGATGATCTCGGGTAAGTCTTCACAGAAGAACTTTATCAGTTATTTCCAAACGCTCTATAACAATCGTATCAACTGTGCGTCGGTGATCACCGCGACTAAGTTTGTTACGCGTAGCTTTAATGAGCGGGATCCCGTCACCGGTGCAGACGGGGCGAAGATCAATTTCAATGCACTCGAATTTTCGGATCGCCCTGCGACCTCCGATGCTGAAACCAAACTCATCGAAGATGTCAATGCGTGGCTCACAGATAAAGGAGCAAACTTGGTCGCGTCGGCGCTCAAGTCTCACATTCCTGGATCGGATCTGGTTGAACTACCACTTGGGACAGATCATGCGGAGATTAAGGCGCGATTTGCAGAATCGCACCCATCCGGAGCTCAGGTTGCACTGGCCTCAGCTCCTGCTCCTAAAGCTCTACAGTCTGCTGCTGTGGAACCAAGTGACACCGATGAGAGACCGGCGGTTCCAAAAGCTAAAAAAACGGTACAGCTAAGCGAAGAACAGGCAAAAGCGCTTGGCATTGATTTCTAATACAGTTACAATCAATTAGGACATGGAAGGCGGCTAGCGCAGCCGCCTTTTTTTATGTCAATTCAGTTTCCGTTTGATCTGGATGAACAGCAACCTTGTCTTCAAACAAATCTGTAATAGGCGGTAGCTCCACGCCGTTTCGAGCGCACCAACTAATCAAGTTAGTAAACAGCCTGTTACGCAGCAAATAGTGCTGGTGCACCGAGTCGAATATTTCAATCAGTTGCTCTTTGTCTAACTTCTTAGCGTCCATCATCACCCGCTGATGTAGGAAACTCTGTTCCGTTCCAAGCCAAGCGATGTTTAGCACAATCTTGAGGTGCAACAAGACCATTTTAGGTATGGGTTCCATCGACAACATGAATAGAAACCGCTATGCTCTATTCGATCTGACCGTGATCATCAATGCAGGACTTTTACAGCATCCCGGACGGAGTGACGCACGCGCTGATAAAACATACCTACATGACAGGCTCCATCTTGGTTCCTCACGATCCACTCGGGATTTTGTCGGATCAATTGCGCAGTCATAACTTCCAAGTCACACGTAATGAATGTGAGGAAAATTTAACTGACCCTGTGTGGTGGGTGTCAGAGAAACAAAAAAATTACGACTGGGTTGTAGCCAGCACGATGGGCCTTAATGAGCTCAGCGAGTACATATTGGAATACGGTATGCAGATTGCCATCGAAGGCATCGCTGTACTCGATCGTCTTTCATTCATTGAACCTGTGGCTCGCAGACGGAATTTTCTTTTGAAGCACAGGATGTCAAACATGGTCGTTTTGAACCCACGCCCGAAGTTTCGAGCGATCGGTTCGACTAAAGACTCGGTGACAAGCTGCTGGTTTGTTTTCCAGCATCCCGACAAGTGGCGGGATAACACACAGATCTCTTTCGGCCTAAATTGGGACCGCGTTGATCAGCTCCCCGCATTACCGGTATGAAATCCAGATCTGAAAAGTTTGAAAACTTCCAGCGTTCAATGATCGAGGGCCTCCAAGCTACAAATGAAAAGCTGGATAAAATCTGTGCGCTCCTGATCTCTAATCAACTTCTGCAAGAGTGTGTGTCTCCTGAGGGTCAACCACGCTCGGCAGAGGAATGTGCGGAAATAGTCAACGACAGCTTCTGCGCAGGCATGTGCTTGTCGGAAGAATTAAATGTCCGTTCGAAGGAATTCGATTATCAAAAATCTGAATTCTTTATTGAATCAGATGAAGATGAAGACAATATAGAAGACATAAACGATGATGAAGAGGATGATGAACCTCCTACCCGTTCGACAGTTTCGATGAAGTTTTAGTTTCTACCACTAAACTTGAGTTAATTTGACACAGATTTGTGTCCCAAACTAGATTAACTCTCAACGGTTTTAGGTACTACAACTGCTCTGGAGTGCCTGTACCACTGGCATCAGTAACGAGTATTCTTTCGGCTACGCAGTCGGAAGAAACTCAGAAAAAACTGGCGCACTGGAACTTAATGAACCCTGGTGCTGCGGACAAAGCAGCTGAGCGGGGAACGTGGATCCATGGTGCCGTTGAGAATTACATTCGAGGTTTGGACGTACGCCCACCGCGTGACTACGAACCTTACTGGACGGACATGCCTCAAAAGCTCGATGAGCTTTTGGATAACGGCAAGGTTCTTTGGAGTGAAAAACCGTACAACCAACCTCAGTGGTCTAGGTACGTTGGAGAAGATGGTGTAGGTCGTATACATTACTATGACGAAAAAACAAAACAAGGTTGGGCTGGCTGCTGTGATATAATTTATAAAGACACAAATGGCGAAGTCATTCTCGGTGACTTCAAAACTTCTAACGGTCCTTATAGCGCACGCTTCCCTAAAGCTGGTGCAGCAATTGATGATAGGACCAGAAAAGCTTTAATTTCAGGAGTTTACAAACTAAAGAAAACACAATTGCAACTAGCTGCCTATAAAATTGCTGCTGAAAGTTGCTTAGGCATAAAAATAAGTAAGACGCAAATTATCGTCTCTACAGCGGTCCCCGGTTTCTCAGTACAAGTTTTTACTTTTGGAGAAAAAGAAGTAGAGAAAAATGAAGCTCAGTGGCACCAGATTGTACAAAAATTTTACGCAAACCTGCGCGGGGCTTAAGCTTCATTTCCGTGGCCGGCCCTCGAGAGCCGAGTCATAATGGCAGGACTGAGGGGACCGATGCAGTTTTACCACAGCCGGAACGATGAGGTTAAAAAGCATGTAAGCCCGAAGACCGGCAAGATCGCACCCGGCGGTAACTTCAAAGCATTTAACGAAAACTGGGTTAATAAGTTTGAAACAATAGAAGAAATCGTAAAAGATATCTCAGAAGGTGCCGGTCTTTGTGCGTGGCATTTACTTGGAGGCAAACGTTCAAAAAATGAAACTGAGTGCATCAAAGCCGGTTTAATTATTATTGATATAGATAATCAAGATGACGGAAAAGACGAAGACGGCAATAAGATTCAAAAACAAGAACTTACAGAAGCGCAAGCATTAGAGCTTGAAGTTGTAAAAAAATACTGTTCATTTGTCTATAAGTCACCCAGTTATACAGATGAGTGGCCACGCTTCCGTCTGGTTTTTGGTTTAGAGACACCGATTATCGACACAGATTTTTATCAATGGTTTACGCGTCATTTATCAAAACAAATCCCTGGTTCGGACATACGTGCCACTTCTGTGCCCAATCTTTTTTATGGCACTAAAGGGGAAAATCCCGCTGATGAACTCTTTTATACGTCCGATAAATATATCCCAAAAGAAAAAATTAGTGAAGCCTACCAGCATTATTTAACTTTACCAAAAGAACAAACCTGCAAGGGTTACGCCCCTGATTACTTAAAAGCTGCACTTAGTTCTGACGGAATTAACCTTGAAAAACTTTTAAGTAATTCTGTAAGGGAAATCCTCGAGGGAGGCGTGGTGGAGGATCGATCCTTCGCCATGGCAATGGCTTTCAAAGAAATTATCGGCTGGTGCAACTGGCTCAACCGGGCAGAAATACCTGTGATGGTTGACCCCTTGACAACCGCACAGCTTGTGTTCGAGAATATATACGACTACAGCTCGGAGCTCGATGGCAAGTTCTACCGCATCCTGAACAGCATCTCGGAAAGCAGCGACCTAAAGCCCGCTTTGGTGATCGCATCCGAAGATGGTGAACTGGCGGTTTGGAAAAAGGTAAAGTATTTAAACAAGGACTACTTTAAAAACAAGTGTCCTGAAGAGATCAAGCAAACGATCTCAGAGCAAAAACCCAAACCAGTCAGCAGCATTTTTACAGTCGAGTTTGAGCAGACCTCGACGCCCATCACATCCTCATCAACATCAACATCGACTCAGGAAAGAGAAATGGCATCATCCACGCCGAAAAGCCCGGCTCAGCTGATCAAGCTTCAGCAAGATTCCAAACAGTTTTCCGAGAATGACGTTGCAGACATAATTGTAAATAACTACGGTGAAGACTTCTTATTCGATTCTTCGTTAGACGAATTCTTTACCTATGACAAAGATGAGGGCGTTTGGTATATACAGGATGAGCAGCACATTAAACGACGTATTGTAAAAACGTTAGACACCTTTATCACCGCTGGTGTGCTGCAGCGCTACAACTCAGCTACTGTCAGCTCGGTATTTCATATTCTGAAAGCCAAGCTTCTTAAATCAGTTAACGGTGGTCGTGTTTCCATATGGAGCAAAAACAGAAGCTGTATCCCCTTTACCAACGGCATCCTGAAGTCTGATGACTTGGACTTTGTGTCGGGAAACGATAAAAACCTGTACCTGAGAACAAAACTTTCGTTCCCGTTCGACCTTAAAGCAAAGTGTCCGAACTTCATCAATTGGCTGGACTCCTGCGTTGGCAAAGATAAAGTCATCATTATTCAGGCTTTCTGCCGGGCTCTTCTGACTGGGTACACAACAGGAGAACGTTTTTTACACCTTGTGGGTCCTGGGGGAACAGGTAAGTCCACGCTGCAGCAGGTTCTGATTGCGTTGGCTGGCTTCTCTGGCACTCACACCAGCAACCTGGAGATCATTGAAACAAACAAATTTGAGTGTCACAACCTGATCGGGAAGCGGTTGCTTCTGCTTACGGACGAAGCAAACTTCAACAAACGTTTGGATGTTCTTAAGAAAATTACGTCAGCATCTGACACTCTGCGTGCAGAGCGCAAATACGGTAAAGAAGTCATCAACTTTAAACCTGAAGTCTTGGTGTGTATCGCCTCAAACGAACACATCAGTAGTAGTGACATCAGCAGTGGTCTGGAACGTCGGCGTCTAACCATCATCATGGATAAGGTCGTGCCCGCTTCGAAACGGCGCGATTTACTAAATGTTTACGCGGACCGTGTAGATGGTGAACTGGCTCCCGAGCTGTCGGGTGTTGTGACCTGGGCACTGTCCATGCCTTTCGATCAGATGCGCGACGTGCTGGCAAATCCGGTCAAACACGTCCCGACCCTGAACGCCACAAACCTCGAAGCTTTGATCTTCAACAACCCGTATGTGGCGTGGCTTGCTGAATGCACCATATACGCTCCGAACAGCCAAAGTTTGATTGGTATGGGTGCTTTCCGTCCCAGCACCGACGAATCTGAACGGGGCCTGTTTGTTAAAAATGCTTATACAGAACTGTATGCGTCTTACGTCAATTTCTGCAAATCCAACGGATACAAGCACTCTGCAAAGCCACGTTTTGTAGATCGGCTTAAAGAAACCATTAAGAACGTCTTGAAAGTATCTGGTGTCGAACCACGCTTCGTCGATGGTAAAGCTGTATTTACCGGTTTAAGATTGAAGCCGTTCGACCCCACTACGGATCGGGCATGTGCTGGTTCAAATCGGCTACCAAGCCCGGTCGAATGGGCATCAAATCCTACAGATCACAACTGGCAAAAAGCCTTTGAAGAACATGACCAGAAAACCGCTGTCTGAACCTTGGACTTCCTATGTGGCACCTCTGGTGGCGCTGGGAGTCGCTGGGGCTGGTGCTGCCGCCGTACTGGCACCTAACTTCTTTGCCCCTGCATTGGCTGCCACGGGGGGCGTGATGCTCGGGTCACACGTTGCTTTGGAGCGGCGCTACGCCAAGAACAAAAAAACCGAAGAGGCATTTAAAGTCGGCAAGATTTTTACTGTTTTATATGAACAGAACAAAGGTCTTGTCGGTCCCGATCAGCTTAGTTATCACGCTGAAATAACCATCGATAAAGCGAATAATTTTCTGGCTGCTCTTGCTCAGCAGCAGGGAGGTCAGATTCTGCATAACGGTGCGAGCGTGGTTTACTCCTTCCCCCACACGCAAAACATGGTCGATCTGCTTACTACCCGTGCGGCACAGTGGGCAGACCAGCAAACCGACGAAATCCTGCGGGAAAACTCACAGTTAAAGCAAACGGTGATTGCTTTGCAGAGCATGATCCGGATGCAGAATCAGATCCCAAAAACTCCAAATGAGCTTCAGACTATTGAGCCTCCTGCACAATCATTAAAAAAAGATAAAAACTCAGACAACCCTTGGAATAATCTCTTATAGTAAGGAAACGCGTAAGGCGAAAATAGCCGGGGCCTAATTCAAGCCCCGGTTTCGCTTTATAAGAGGTGGATAAATTTCCACCCACGCAGAGCCAATCCCTCATCTTTTTTCGCAGCTTCAATTACCGCCTGGATTAGATCCGGCATTTGTTGCTGCAGTTCCTTACCAATTAAGTTAGAAATAAACTTATGTTCTTTTTGTGTACCTGGAGCGCTGCGCAAGCCTACGTAGAACAACCAGTTCCGCAGGTTTCCTTGCATGTGCAATCGTGTCGGAGTTCCAAGCGGGAGGATATTCCGAGCGCACTCCCTGGCAACACCGGAATCGATCATCTCGCGATAAAGAAGATCCATCTCCGCAATCAGATCTTGAATCCGACCACGGAAACGGTCCTCGACGCCCCCGTCCGAGTAGACGATGCTGTTTTGCCGATTTTTAGTGTCTTGAGCGCGTAATTCAAAATCCGCCATATAGGAGGATTCTGCTTCGAGAACGTCAAGTGGATTGCAGTAGCGCTGACTTGCCTCTTGGAAACAAAACGACCGATGACGAAGAATTTGGGGAGAAATGCTTCGCGTCGTAATGATCTCAAAAGACGCGCAAACCTGCTCGAAAACACTTACGTGTCCGTTACGCAGACAATACTGCAGTAGCTGAATGTACTCAGCGCGATTAGGATTCTTGGTTGACACCCGTGCGTGTCGGGCTAAAACTCGCTCAGGATTTGGTGTGATCCAATCGAGTTTTACTTTGTGCTGACCCTCTAAGACGGAACTCAAGTTTGAGGAAAGGCTTCTTGATAACGCAGTCTACGAGTAATCTCGCTGGGTGTAATACCCATGAGTTTGAAAGGTTCTAACCCTAAACGCTGGCCAGCAAGCCGAATAGGAAAATTAGTGTCCCTCACTTTTTGTTTGAAGCAAGTTTGGCTTTAGCCAGCATCATGAGGTTGTCCACCATGTTGCTGCTCATGGACGGGTAGTCAGCATGAACGGTCGGGGTGTTCACAAAGTGCTGACGATTCTGAAGCAGCCCTTGCTGCATCCGTAACCGTTGCCCCGGTTCAGCTTGACGAAGGGAGTTGATGTACTCGAGCTGACTCATGTCATCAGCACTGTCCTTAAGGGGAATAGCACGCTGGTTATATCCAGCGACGCCAGTCAGCTCCGTGCTTTTTTTAATATTGCCTTCTGCGTATTCGACAGGCCCCACGGGGGGTCGGACATAAACCCCGCGATCATGCTCGATCTGAGCTGCGACGCGGTTCCCGTTATCGAGAAGCATGGCACGACGGATACCCAACCCAGGCTGGCGGTTATACCCATCCAGACCGGGAGGGAACTGCAACCCCTGAAGTTGACCTTCGGGCACTTTGCCCGACATGTCAGAGCCAGGAATAATTGCCATTATTGATCGCTCCGATTGGCAGAACGGGATCTAACTCTAATATTAGCAGGACTATTATTTAGAGGATTGTGATCTTTATGATCAACCTCTTTTCCGTCCCCTTTTTGTACGCGACCCTCTTTTTCTAGGTGACGGCGAGCTTTATTTCGAGCAGCTCGCCGTTTAATCTGTTCGGGCTCACCGTGGTAGGCGTCGTATTCTCTGCGGTAATCCCGATCAGCCATAGTTTATTTTCCTCTAACCAATTGTAGGTACAGGGAATAACCACGGCTTACCAAATCGCACATCAGAGGGATCAAGCCGAAACCAGTCGCGCACAAACTCCGCCAGATCTTTTTGGTAGCGGAGAAATAGCCCTGTATAACAGTAATCTGCGGGGGAATAAAACTCATACAGTTCTTCTAAGAAATCAGCTTTAGATTGCTCCCATTGAGTATCCCAGGTCGTCAGAATATTTTCGAGATCGAAGCCCATAAAACAATGAATTTAGAAGTGAGACCAGATCAAATTTTAGCTTTGATGTACCAACCCGAACCGGGTCCTTCTACCATCCAACGGGGTGCAAGATTTTTCTTTGAATAGAACAGCTTTGCACCATTTGTGTTGATATACGTGCCTTGAATCAAATCAAGGTCGCCGTAGGGGTCGTTAACGATGTAACTCTTATTGTCTTCGGAGCGTCCGATTACGATCAACCAATGGCCGCCTCCCGTGGGGTTGTCCACGTGGCCTTTATGGAGGATTCCGATGGGTACAGGAATACCTGAATTCAGTTGGGAGTCAATGTCCGCCCATCCACCGTTTTGTTTAAATTCGGCATAGAGACCGTAAGACTCAAGAGCTGCGATCTGAGCAGCGGGTGATGTCGTATCCCCACGGCGGAAAACACTGTTTATATACTCATCATCGTTTTTTATGCTTTTGGGTTTTAAATATTTCAATAACATTGCACACGAACTTGAAAAACAAGTCCGCAGAGGATCCCGTGCGTTATCTCTCTGAGAGAAGTAAGGAACGTCTAAAACTGTTTTTTTTGAAGTATCAAGAGGAATCGGTTCGTCAGAAACTTTGGGGTCGTTAATTATTTTCCAGTGTTCAGGAAAAATCCACCAGGGTTTGTCTGGTTGAGCTTCTAAAACAACTCTATAGTGAGTCTCACCAGGGACCATCGTTATGGTGTTCCATATGTGCGCTGAATTTTTAGGTACATATAATTTCTCTTCTGCGAATAAAGCCTGCGCTTGTACAGGTCTGCGTTTTAACCACGTTTCCTGTTGAGCGACGATGGAGTGGGCCAAAGCAGACTTTATGGGCTTGGTTAAAAATAGCGATTTTTCTGCCTCGCGGCGCCGTTTTAACCCTTCGCTAATTTTTCCGTCGCCAATCTTGACCCACTTCAAAAACTCAGACGCCGCAATGGTTTTGTCGGATTTGTCATTTATAAGTTTTAGAAGGGTAGAGGTCCGAAAAGCATTTGGCCCGACATTAAAACTAAAACTTACTAAAGCATCAAATTCGTTCTGATTTACCCTCACTTTTAAAGAGTCGTTAACGACTTGCTCAAAATACGCCAAATCGTGCCGAAGTAACTCCTCGGCAGCTTCTCTACTAATTGTTAATTCAGGTCCGATTTCAGGGCCAGTTGAGCCGTAACCTACAGTCCAGATACCCGCTTGATCTTGATATGAGTTTAGGCGTAAACCTTCAAAGCTTTTGATGAAATCGATTCCCTTTTGAGATATTTTCATCAGGTGCTTGTCACGTCCACGCCGATGCGATACTCAGCTCCGCTACGCCCTTTCAGCTGAATGTAGGTGTAATAAGTCCCGGAGCTGTTGATGGTGGTGTTGGAAACAGAATTATTGCGGCTGCTAAATTTAGAAGGCTTGGCATTTAATACTTCGGTGCCGGAAGAGTTGAGAACAACCACATTGCCGCAGGAGTTTTGATCCCGAATGTTGACGCGCAGAATGCCCGTGGCATTGACAGTCAGTTGGTAATAATCAGAAATACCGTAGATACCATCCGCTGCGTACTCCCGACTTTGAGCGCTCACAACAACCACGCCGCTAGCGTTGAGGGTCCGTCGTTGATCAAAATGCGTCGAATAAACACGACGCGAATCATCGGTCAAACCGCTATTTACGACTGTATTCAGCTCTAAATTTTTAGTAAATTCCGACATGTAAGGAGCTGTTAGATAGCTTTATTTTAAGACAAAATTTAATACCAGATAGAGATCAAAGCCGATTAAAATTAATTTAGTTAAAGATTAGCAGTGGGCCTCGAAGCGCTAGCCGCAGTACTTGCAACAGTTGTCGGCGTTTTTACGTGGTCTCATCAGCAACGTCAAAATGTACTGAACGATCGTTTTAATTCTATTAAACGGCGATTAGACGTTATTGAGCAAGATATAAATAATTTTCCGAGGGTTTACGCCTCAAAAGCAGACTTGAATTCCGGGCTCTCAGAAATTAAGGATCGCCTTAATCACATTAACGATAAATTAGATCAATTAATACTTAGTAAAATAAATGAAAAGTTCTAAATATAATTTTTGGCTAGCAATTACGTTTGAAGTACTAAACGCTCTGTGCCAAGAATTTAAAAGTTTAAGAAAAAATAAGCTAATAAAATTAATTTTAAATTACTGCAGACACGATTGGATTCTTTGGCGAGTTGAGTCAACTTTAAAAGACGTAGACAAACAGGTCGAACAAATAAAAAAGCAATGGGAGGCCGAAGAGCCTCCGAAATACTCAGTAATCGAGCACGAGCCAGATGGATCCAAGGCTCAAGAACTACTCGGTGGGGCCATCGAAATACGAAGTAATTTTCGAAGAGATTAATTAAACTAAATTAGAGCTAATAAGCTGTTATGGATCAATTACTCGCCCACGTTCAGCAGCTGCTGACGATTCTGTTTGCAATTCACGCTCTGGCCCTTGCGATCGTCAACCTAACTCCTACCCCAAAAGATGACGCAGCAGTCGCCAAATACTATCGCGTGCTGGAGATCTTAGCCGGTATCGTCACTCGGCTCGCTAAGCGGTAATTCATTTACGTCTTTGTTTTGTGCCGGGAGTTTAAACGGCTCTCGGCACGCTTCTTCGTATTCACGTGCGGCTATATTTTGTTCATGGTTATAGCTCAACCATTTCCAAATAGCTAATTCTCTCTCATCGTTCCAAAATGTTTGGGAACGAAACCATATAAACCAGCACTCATCTGATTTTTGGAGGTTGCAGGTCGGACAACAAGCTAATAAATTACCTCTTTTTGTTCCTCCTCCTTTAGCTCTAGCTACAATGTGATCAAGTGTGTAGGCTCTATCTGAACCGCAATAAGCGCATGTATTATTCCAAGCGTCTAAAATACCTTTTCGAAAGCGTTTTCTAGCAATGCGTCTTTGTAGACATTGAAGATTAAATATCAGCTCCGACTCGCTCACAAAAATGTGCGCGGGATTTAAGTTATTTTAGCTTTATATACTACACATTAGTTTTACTTAAGGATTTTGGTGTTGAACGATCTATTACAGAAAGACTATGACCCTTTGCATCAAAAACAGAAGCTAAATGACTACACGCTAATTCGGGATCTGTTGTAAAGCCGCAAGTGAAAGCGTCGATCGCTGCAAAACCAAATTCGGGCCAAGTATGAATAGAGATATGAGACTCAGCTAACAAAGCAAAACCAGTTATTCCCTGGGGATCAAAAGAATGTGTACGAACATCAATTAAAGTAGCTTTTGCTTGCTCTACTGCTTCTATAAGAGCTCCGCGAACAAAGGCTTCGTCATTCAATTTCTCTGCATTTGCGTTATACAACTCTGCAACACAGTGTTTACATTCCAACGAAATAAACCCAAAGCGACAGTTTATTTTAATTCCAATGATGCACTATTTCGATCAAACATAAAAGCCACGGAAGTTCGAAGTTCATCTGCATTGATGTTCGGACTTTTTCCGCAGTGATCAAATTCACTAGCAAAAATAACAGCAGTGTTAGGTACGTAAGTAACATATTTATATTCATTTAGTTGATGATCATAAAAACAAAATTCACCTCCCCAATATGTGCTCCATTCTGTATTTGTAAATATGACACAAGTTATAGAAGAAGTATCATTTTTATGCGGAACATCAATGTGAAAATTACTTTCTTGTCCAAAAAATTGACCATTAACATGCCATCTCCTTAAAGGACCTAACCCTTTATAAAATTTTTTAAGTTTTAATCGAACATAACTTGCGACACTCAAATAGATAAACGGATTGGATGTTTTAATACTTAAACTTACGCGAGAAGAATAAAAATTATTTTTGATGTCTTCCGCCGTATCTCTGTTGTTAGCCTGCCAACCAGCATAAAAAATTTCATCAAAAAGGAGCGCAAAATTATGCTGGTTTAAAAAATTAGGAACAACAATCAAACTCACAATTGGGTCGCCCCCGTAATCCATCCCGTCATTATGTATTTAATTTGTGTTTTTACGGGATTTCCTTTGTGTATGTGAGTATAAAAAGAAGGCCAAACAAGAAGTTTACCTTTTTCAGGTTGGATAGATTTTTTCTGATGAAAAAATTCTGTGTAGCCTTCGTCTAAAGTATTTAAATAAAGCATCCAAGCGGCCACGCGGGAAACAGCTTGCTCAGAGCTCAAAGAATGTTCGCAATGCCAGCTATTAAAATGACCATTTGGGGGTTCGTATTTTTGAAGATTGAACCAAGGATAAATTTGGTAGTGATCAAACCCTCGTGAATGAAACAGTTTAAAATAATCAGTCTGTACTACATCCCAGATAAAATTAAGTATTTCCGTGAAAAACCGTTGTTCTTCTAGAAACTCATCAGATATATAACATGAAATGTCTGTCGTAACTTTAGACGGAATTACTTTTCGCTCGCCGGAAGTGGTGAACATAGCCCCTTGACATTGGTGCTCTTTATTTTCATTAAAAAAATTTATAGCCTTGTCACATAAGGTTAAGTCAGTAAGATAATACTGTTTAATTCCGTCATCAAAATCCATGGCTGTTTTTAAAAAGTTTTTAGAAAAAGATGAAGCAAAACAAATTAGAGAGTGGTTGGAACAAGATGAGGAAGGCTGGAGTACTAAACCTATTACAGGGCCGTCAAATCCCAGCATCAAACACTGTCAAGAGTATACAGGTGAATTTTTAGGTGCGATACAAAATTTAATATTTGAGAGGTTGGATCAGACTCGCTCTTGGATACAGTACGTAGTTTACCCTAAAGCAACTTCAGCCATAATAATTAACCGTTACCGACAGGGGAATTTTTATAGAGAGCATTTAGATGTAAACTCTAATTCAAATTTAGGTGCATTTCATTATTCTTCAACGCTGTTTATAAGCGAAACAACAGATTATGAAAACGGTGAATTAGTATTAACTAAAGACGACGAAGAGATTTTTTATAAACTTCCGTCTGGAGACTTACTAACATATCCAACAGGAACACCTCATAAAGTTGAAGATATAACAAAAGGAATACGTTATTCGATTGTATTCTGGACAGAAAGCTATATTAAAGAACAAAAAGATAGAGAGTTACTAAGAGAGCTATTTAAAGGTTTAGACGCGTTTGATGTTGTGACTCACGGTGTGCACCGTACGAAACTAGAAGATCTCGGAAGGGCAAGAAGACTATTCGAAAATATCGGAGAAGCTATAATTTCCAAGTACGATGTTTTCCGTTACGAAAAACGCAATGAAGACTAAAGTAAAACTCGATCTAGCTGTTTATGAACAGGTCATTAGTCTAGATTTATGCAAAACGTTACGGTGTTATATAACTTCAAACTTCAAAAATAAAAAAACTTATGATTTTCTGTCTAAAACTTTAACTTATTTTGTTTACGACTACATACTAGCTAACAAAGATAAAAACCTTGAGATAACAAAAACAAGTTTAATGTTCTTAGAAGGAAAAAAAGTCTTAGAAAAAAACAAGAATTATCTCCTTTTATATCTGGGTTCTGACATTAATTCACAAACAAACGGAGCATTAATAAATTTTTCAAAAGTAGACTACGCCGACGCAAATGCGATACTACAAATTACTGAAAACAAGGAAGATAATCTTGAAAACCATTTCAAAACATGTCATGTACACCTTACCGGAATAATAAATGTCTCAAATAACACCCAAAAAGTTTGGTTAAATTTCTCTGATCCGGCTCAAAAACACTGTTTTGCAGTTATGGAATATAAAGATCATGGTGAAGATTTAACCTATTTCCCAGGGGAAAACGAATTTTTCCCTTTTCTCATATCCAAACCAACACGGACTAATCACTTTCCTGCCGTAGACTTTCCGAGCTCCGTGTATAAATAATTGATTTGAAGGAAAAATAACAGTAGAGTTCTGTCTAATAGGCAAAGTTAGATTTAAACGAGGAAAATAAAGTTCTCCGCCTATAAAATTATCGTTAAAGTATGTAATTGTCGTAAATAAACGTTTTGTAGAGTCAAAAGTCACCGCATCTACATGTGGTGTATAACCTTTTTGATTCTCATAATAAACAAAACTTTGCTCAGATTGAAAATCAGCGTTATCTAAAATAAATCCATGCTTATTAATATAAATATTTAAAAGATTCCGAACAGATTTTAAAATTGTTTCAGTGATTAATTTAGAACAACTAGGGAGCTGCATAAAATAAGCATCCCGTACCTTTGAATCAACCACATAATCAATTCCCACGCTGGCTTGTTTTTTCTCGTTAAAATTTTGAAAGTTAACTAAGTCTAAAAAAGAAGTAAGAATGTCGTCAGACAAGACATCGGTAAACGTTGACACATAGGACTGTAAAGGTTTTGTATTTTCTTCAAGGGATTCTAAAAAACTTTTAAACATAAAATTAAAATAAACGCAATAAAATAACCAGAGGCGTAGAGGTAAAGTTAGTTAAAAAATTACTATTGAAATTTCCGGGAACTAACTTACCGGCACCTGGAGGTATTTCTGTATCAGGATTATATGAAAAAACTAAAGGTTCGCTAGAAAAGTTAAGACACATCGAATACCTAGTTTCGCAAATATTTTCATTTAACCAATTAATATCAGTAACAAAAAGTATATTCTTTACAAACGAGAGATCCTCTAAAGTTAAGTATATTTCTTTATACCTAATTAAATATTTCCAAGCAATATAAAAAATAGAATCGAGTTCTTCTTCAAAATCAGAAGCCTCTATATCCTCTTTTTGTAACAGAGTATCTTTTGACTCTAAATTATCCGTAAAATAAGACCGTAAAAAACTCGATAGACTTTCGTCTAAAGTAAAAATATTACCTTCTGAAGAGGGAATATCAGGTTTAAGTTCAATATTCAAATTTTTTTTATATTTAACCCCTCTATAATTTTCAATTAAAAAATTAGACATGTTTAAACATAAGATCTAGGGGGCTGCGATTTTAAATTGTAAATTTTAGTGTAATTGTATAAACGTAAAGCGTCTGTGTTTTGCTGCTCATCTTGTTGAACAGCAAGATCGTAGGTTTCAAATTTAGATAAAAGTTCATCAATGGAAGAGTCCTGATAATTAATTGAAGAAAGTTCAGAAATCTCCTCAAAGTAACCTTTATACTGCTCTTCAACCATCGGGCGCATGGCTGGCGGCAAACTCGGATCTAAAACTTCGTTTCTTGCTTCTTTAATGTATGCCCGAATTGCGTTTATTAAACAAGTTCGATGCTCTTCGAAAATAGCCTTACGCGTTTCGTAAGATTTAACAAGAGGGGTCCATTTCTCATCGTCCACGTCCCAGTCAATGAGACAGTAGAGGAAATTAACAGTCGGTTGGGGAGGGGCTTCTTTCCACCCTATTGATTCAAAAAACTCTGAAGTTAAAGGGAGAGGGACAGTGTATATTTGTCCGTCAACCCCCTTTACTTCTTTTTGAGGTGGGACAGGTTTAGTGCCGGGTAAATACCACATTTATTTAATCCTTAATACATAATCGACAATAAAAGTCATTGGTCGTAAATCTGAGCTTGTTTCTACTATACCAAGTCCACTGGCTGCCGTGGTGCCTAAAAAACCAGAAGCTGAGGTATTTGTTAAAGCAAAGTTAGGGCAGTTCGGGGGTCGAAGAGCCGGCTGACCTCCGGCGTACCAAAAATTAGCAAAAGTAGTAGGAGTATAATGTGTATGACTACTAAGGCATTTAGTTTGAACAGTGCCGGGACCGGAATCTAATGTAGGTGTACCTGGAATTGTTCGAATGGAAGGATCAGGATCACCATTTGACCCTAAATTATCCCCCCTAATAAAAGCACCTCTGAAGTCAGGTATTCGAAAATAACCTGCTGTCGTGCTAAGAGTATTAAATCTGTTGCCGATAGTTGAATATAATTCTGAATACGTGGATTGCAAAAGCTCTCGCCCATCAGGACGAACAAAAACACGGCCTAAATAGTCGGTAATAATTGAACCTTGGGTATCCCACCCAATAGGTGTAATCGAACTAATAATCATGCTACTTTTATCAAATAAGTAACAGACGCATTATAAGGTCTTATTTCATTACCTGGACCGATAGAAAAAGCAGCCGAGGTCATGCCGCCGGCTCCGGGACCTCCAACAGCTTGAGCGTTAATGTTAGATGGTTCACCTCGGTATAGGTTTTGTTGTGACCCTGGGCCCTGAGCGAAGTCTGTTCCTCTAGCAGGTAGCGTATGGTAATGATACCCTATAGAGGGTCCTGTTGAAGAAGATAAGGTGCCGCTAGAAAGTACAGTGTTATCAGTAAAACCTAAAAATCTACCTCGAAGATCAGGAAGCGTAGTTTGACTGGTAGCGGCAAACCATTTTGGATAACTTGCAACATCTATAGACTGTCCACTAGCGACAAGTAAATTAGGATTATTTGTTAAAAATGTAGCTAATGTATTACTAGGAACTAAACTCATAATAACTGTGCCTATAGGCAGTTCAGCTCCAGAATCTTGATTTCCGATCCAAGCTTTAAGTCGTTGAGAGACAGGGTGTTGTTCATTATTTCCCGCATTATCAAAAGTATTAGGGCTCTGTGGGAACTGAGGGTTTCGAGTTTGGTTGACAGGACTATTACCAGGCCAGCCCGTTGTCGTAGGGTTGTTATAGGCATGTGTATGCCTATCCAGGGAATATTTTAAACGTGTACCAACTCCTGAATAAGTAGGGCCTGCGTCTAAGCCACAGGTATATCGAGGATTACTGCTTAAATCAGGAACGTTAAAAGTGTTTGTTCCATCTCCTGCGCCCCAATTAACGCCAATGCGGTTGTACAGCGTAGAGTACGTGGTTCGGCTTAATGCTACACCGCTAGAACAAGGACTGAGACTGGGCGCACATTCAGTAAAAGAAGCGTCAGTCTGTAATGTATAAACTGGATAAATAGCACCAGCTAAAACAATATTTTGAGTGTCTTGCTCAAGAGAGAAAGAAGATGCAAGTTTAACGCCACCTGTTGTGGGTCGAACTAACGGATAAGGAGGAACTTTACCCCGTTCAAATCGATTTGCCATGATCAGGAGTTCACTTCGTACAGACTAGCAAAAATACTGATACCACTTGCAAGTGAACTTCTGGCTTGTAAAGTTTGCCCAGAAACTAAAACTAATCTGTTTGAAATAAAATCAGTCGATTCTCCCGCACCTACCTGATTCACTTTTGTTATATAAGTATTACCTCGAGTGCCGCTAACTAAAATATCGCAGTTTGCAGCTAATGCCTGCGGAGTAGATGCGTATAAACTTATAACCAAATAACTTGCATTTGGATCCTGAAACACCACGGTGTTGTTTGTGGTGTTAAGGTCAACTCCGCTAGCGACAAACCTAGCCATCGATTAAGTCCTTTGATACCGTAATTGTAGCAAACTACCGAAGTTTTAATTTAAAAGCTAACGATACCCGTAAGGGATGCCAGGGCCTTGAAAAACTAAAAGCCTTATGATCCAGTGTAGCAGGAAATAAAACACCCCTATTGTATTTCGGAGCGATTATTACTTCGTTTTCTTCTTCTTTAAAAAGAGTAAATCCGCCCATCTCGGGCTTGTAGTTTTTTGTGCAGTAAAGCAAAAAAGTCATAGCTTCATCCAAAGACGAATCTTTGTGTAAGCTGGCATCTTGTGAAAAAGTTTGACCGTTAAAATAAGGTCTCGGCTCACACAACCAAACAAATTCTTTTCCAGAAAGTTTTTCAATTTTATTTAAGAGTCTTCGTGAATAAAAACTATCGGAAGGCGTATCAATGCGCCAAAATTTTATGTCTTGAGGATCATCAGTTTCAATCGATGTGGCACTTCCATTCCACGTTGGGAGGCTTAAATCATAAGTAATTCTGTCTGATTCCTCTTCATCTAAAAAATTCTCATAAATTTGTATACGGTCTAAAAGGGCCATCTTTTGAAAAGAAACAAAAGTATAGTAAGCGGTAGTGTAGACACGCTTCAACTAAAGTCGTAATTAACGAAACTATTCTTTTATTAATACAAAGTGCTACCTTTTTTCTATACCGCACAAAATTTTCTCAGTTCACAAGAGTGTGGGTGCCTTATAGAGCTGTTTGAAAACAATAGAAACAAACATAAAATATGGAGAAACACTATAATACTTAAAATAAATGACTGTACACTATTTGAATTAATAAGTAAAGAGATACAGGAGAAGTTTTTAATTGAGCCTAACTATTTTGAGATAGTAAAATGGCCCGTAGGGTCGTACATGACATATCATGTAGACGGAAAAATAAACAAAAGTAATAATTTTGCTTCTATAACTTATTTAAACACTGACTATCAAGGAGGCGAAACAGTCGTTGAAAATATAAAAGTAATACCCGAAATAGGTAAAACAATATGTTTTGAAGGATCAAAATATAAACATAAAGTCAATAAAGTAGAAAATAACTCTAGATATACACTAGCCGTTTGGTATAAAATTATAAGTCAGAAATAGTTTTTTGCTTTATTTGGATAAAAATTAAGTTATGGCAAAAATATCACTAAATGAAGCACCCCCTGCTGCAGGTGGTTGTGCAATAAAAGCAGCACCGCTAAAAGTTAGGACACTACCAGCTGAAATAGATCCATAACTTCCCACGGTTACTCCGCTAAGGTTACCAAGACCTGTATCTTGTATTCTTTTTAAAGCGGCATTACCTGAACTAAGAGCAGCAGTTCCAGAACTTAAAGCTGAACTCGCGACACTTAAAGCTGCGTTACCGCTAGCAGCCGCTGAGCCGTCTAAACCTAATCCACTAGCACCGGCGGTGAAAATAAGACCGCTTGGGTTTGCTGCTAGAACAACATCAAATCTAAAATTACTTCCGACTCCTCCGCCACCGGCGAGGCCGCTGCCCGCAGTTGCAATACTCGAAACGGCAGCACCTTCAATAGTGTCTCCCGGAGGCAACTGAGATGAAAGTCCACTGATAATTACAAGAGGCTTCCGAAGAACCATTGATTTCTGCGTCACATATCAGTATTTCTATAATAAAGCGTTAAAAGGTGTTCTGACATGACAAGTGTTTTGATGAGTGAAGATCTAAAAAATTTTAAAGAAAACAAGTGCTCAATAGTAAAAAATATTATATCAGACGATCTTTTAAACTACTTAAATGTTGCTGTGGAGTTGGATGCAATTCGAGAGCGAACTAACGCAACACAAGTTGTAGGATCAAAGGAAATGTACAATATATTATCAATTAACATAGTGAATCAAATAATCCGAGCCAAGATAAAAGATGCGCTGAAGTTAGACACTTTATACTCGACTTACACTTTTTACCGAAAATATTACAAAGGGCAGGAACTGATGGTACACACTGACCGTCCATCATGTGAAATAAGTTTGTCCTTGTGTTTAAATATGGCGGATAAAACAAAACCCTGGTCTATTTTCTTTAAAAATAACGACCATGAAATCACATACGAAGCAAAACCGTCTGTTGGAGACGGTGTTTTGTACTTAGGTTGTGAGCTGCCTCACTGGAGAGAAAAATGCGAACAAAAATGGGTAAAACAGATATTTTTTCATTACTCAACAAACGCCGAACTTGAGTTCGACAACTTTAACTTTCAAAAACCAGAAGAGGATATCCTTAGAAGCAACTTTATAAAACATATATTAGAACAACTGTAATCAATCATATAACACAGTAACCGGCTGGATCTCAACCTCAAGCTCAGTGGTGCTCACAGCCTGCCCCACGGGGGCAACTACCTGGTACTGATATGTCCCAGAATTCGAAATCTCACCTGAAGCGGTGCTGTAACGGGTCACCTGACCGGGATACTTCGACAAATAGTAAAACTGACCGGGGACGAGAGCGACCTCAGCCGTAATGTTGGCGGAACTCAGGACCACAATACTGTCCAGGTTCACAGCCACGGTGTTGCCGCTGTTAGCCGCTGCAGCGGTGGCGCCAATGACGCCGTAACGATCCGCAGCCAAGCCACTCAGAGCGCTTGCCCTGAACACAGAGGTGCCGCTGACGTAGACAAAATCGCCCTGAACCAGATTTTCACCGGCGGTAAAATTCTCAGTAGGCGAAAGTTGGGTTGTGACACCCGCGCCGTTCACCAAAAAAACCGTGGTGCCGCCGCCAGAAGCAAAAGACGTATACTTCCGATTGAAAATCGCCCGGTCAGTCATTTATCCCTGTCGGC